GGTAATTAATTTTAGTACCGGGCCTAGCTTTGCCCAAGCTATGATTTTAGGTGAAGGTATATTAGACACAAATATATTAAGCGATAGCGCGGCTGTAATTGTAGATGTATCTAATATAGTAGATAGCATACAAACTAAAAGAGGCCGTAACGCGCAAGCTGATAGATTTCAAACTGGCACACTTACGCTACGCATAGTTGACCAAAACGGTGATTTTAACCCACAAAACCCTAGTAGCCCTTATTTTGGCTTATTAGATCCTATGCGTAAAGTAGCAATATCAGCTACTTACAGCGGTGTTACCTATCCTATATTTAGCGGCTTTATTACTAGCTATAACACTACTACGCCTAAAAATGCGTTAGACGTTGTATATACCACAATAACGGCGGTAGATGCGTTTAGACTTGCCCAAAATGCCCAAATATCTACAGTTGCAGGCGCTACCGCCGGCGATTTATCCGGCACGCGCATTAATCAGATTTTAGACCAAATAGGTTGGCCTAGCTCTATGCGTGATGTAGATGCCGGGCTAACTACTTTGCAGGCAGATCCCGGCACGGCCCGTACTAGCCTTGCAGCTATGGAAACGGTTACTTTGAGTGAATATGGCGCGCTTTATGTAGATGCTACGGGTTCATTTGTATTTCAAGATAGAAACGTAACCACGGCAAGCATAAGCGGCACACCTACCGTGTTTAACGATAATGGCACAAATATAGGCTACTTTGATGCTGTTTGGCGGCTAGATGATACGTTAATTTACAATGAGGCTAGCATTACCCGTACAGGTGGAACGGCACAAGTAGCTACAGATGCAGCAAGTATTGCTAAATATTTTGCCCATAGCTATAACCAACAAAACCTACTAATGCAGACAGATGCCGTAGCCCTAGATTACGCTCAGGCTTATGTAGCTAGTAGAGCAGAAACGTCTATTAGATGTGATGCCATTACCCTAGATTTATACACAGATAACTATAATGCCGGCATAATTGCCGCCCTAGATCTAGATTTTTTTGACCCTATAACTATTACTACTAACCAGCCCGGCTCATCTACTTTAACTAAGACTTTACAGGTGTTTGGCGTAGCTATGGCAATTACGCCTAACAGCTGGAAAACGACACTAACAACACTAGAGCCGATAATAGACGGCTTTATACTAGACTCAAGCCTATACGGGGTGCTAGACACCGGCGTATTGGCCTATTAGGGGGAACAATGGCAGCGGGCTTAGGATTTAAGACCTTTACCACAGGCGAGGTTTTAACAGCCGCCGATGTAAACGGCTATTTAATGCAAGGCGTATTAGTTTTTGCTAGTGAGGCAGCGCGTAACAGCGCTATTACTTCACCACAAGAAGGCCAGTTTGCATATACTAAAGATAATAACAGCCTTTGGTATTACACAGGTAGCGCGTGGGCAGCTAGCGGCGCAACAGGCGATATAGAGGGCATTACTACCGGTACTGACTCTGGCCTATCAGGCGGCGTTACTAGCGGTACAGCTGTACTTAGATTAAAGCTAGAGTTTGATGCAGAAACAGGCACCACATATACGCTAGTAGCAGGCAACCTTAACCAGCTAGTAACACTAAATAACGCTAGCTCAATTACTTTAACTGTACCGCCTAGCGTTTTTAGCGCGGGTGATGTGATCAACATAGCGCAGATAGGCGCAGGGCAAGTAACACTAGCTCAAGGTGCAGGCGTAACTATTAACTCAACAGGTGCAACAGCAACAGCACCTAAATTACGCGCAAGATACAGCGCAGCTAGCATTATCTGCACAGCATCTAACACGTTTTTAGTTGTTGGAGATATTGCCTAATGAGTTTAATCGGGATTATTGCTTCAAGTAAATTAACGGCTAACCCACCTTCATCAGTTGATTATTTAGTAGTAGCTGGCGGTGGTGGCGGTGGGCGTTTAGGTGGCGGTGGTGGTGCAGGTGGTTTTAGAACTGCTACAAGTTTATCTATTACTACTGGATTTACAGTTACAGTAGGTGGCGGTGGAGCAGGCTCAACTGCTAGAGCAAATCAAGGTAGTGATGGCAGTAATTCAGTTTTAGCTACAATTACTTCAACAGGTGGCGGTGGCGCTGGATCATTTGCAAATCGTTTAGGACGCGCGGGCGGTTCAGGTGGCGGCGCATCAAATGATGCTAGTGGGCCACAAGCAGGTGGCGCTGCTTCTCCGTCTGGTCAAGGTAATGCTGGCGGCACGGCTGGTAGTGGTATGACGGAAGGCGGGGCTGGTGGCGGTGGCGCAGGTGGCGTTGGCCAAGATGCCACAGTAATAGGCACAGGCGGTAATGGTGGTGTTGGCAGTAATAATTCTTACTCTGGCTCTAGTGTTGCCTATGCTGGTGGCGGCGGCGGCGGCGGCAATACAGCAGGAAGCGCGACAGCTGGTGGTGGTGCTGGTTCAACTGGTAACACAAATGGCACTAATGGAACTGATAACACAGGCGGCGGCGGTGGTGGTTCGCGCGACTCAGGCGGCGGCGGTGGTAATGGCGGTAATGGTGGAAAAGGTATTGTTATTTTAAGATACCCAGATACTTTTAGCCCATTTTCTTCAGTAAGTGGCGGTTTAACTTTTAGCACTACTACAAACGGCGGTTATCGCATTTATAGTTTTACTTCTGGAACAGGAACGATAACAATATAATGGCACATTACGCATTTTTAGATGAAAATAATTTAGTAACTGAAGTTATTCCTGGCAAAGATGAAAATGAACTTATTGATGGTTTAGAGCCTGAAACTTGGTATGGCAATTTTAGAGGCCAAACCTGCAAGCGCACTTCATACAACGGCAACATACGCAAGCAATATGCAGGCATAGGTTTTACCTATGATGCTGTCAATGATGTATTTATATCGCCACAGCCTTACCCTAGTTGGACTTTAGATGATGACTTTAATTGGCAAGCGCCTACACCTAGACCAGAGGGCGATTTTTGGTATTGGTCAGAGCAAGATTTAGAGTGGATAAATGCTACAGAGCTATAACGGCTGGCCTGCCAGCAAAGACCCGGCAGAAATTGGCATAAAGAGTTACGCAGTACCCGGCACAAATAGAAAACTTAGATGCGCTGAGGCTGTAGCACCTTTGCTAGTAGGTTTTGCCGCTGAGTTTCACGCTCTAATAGAGCCAATAGATGAGGGCGCGTTAGATGAATGGGGTTACGCTTTCCGTATGGTACGCGGTACTACAGATAAATTAAGCTGCCATAGCAGCGGTACAGCTATAGATCTAAACGCGACCAAACACCCGCTAGCAGCTGTAGGAACTTTCCCGGCTGATAAAGTACCTATGATTAGAGCGCTAGCTAAAAAGTATGGCCTAACTTGGGGCGGTGATTACCGTAACCGTAAAGACGAAATGCACTTTGAAATAACGGTAAATGCAGAAAAAGCCGCTAAGATTATTGCAAAGTTAGGGCTAGTTAAACTAACAAACTAAGGGCATTTAGGAGCAAAAATGGACAAGAAAAAACTAGAGGCGGCTGCGTGGAGCTATGGGCGCGCTGCTCTAGCTAGCGTTGCAGCTCTATACATATCCGGTATAACAGACCCTAAAGTATTGGCTAATGCTTTTTTAGCCGGTCTTGTTGGGCCGTTATTTAAGGCACTACAGCCTAATGAGAAACAGTTTGGCATAGGGTCTAAATAATGAGCCAAGCCCAAACCCTATTAGCTATATCGCTAGGACTTTGTAGCCTTGCAGCGGTAGGGGTTGGGCTTGTACGCCATTTAGTTAAGTTTTATCTATCAGAGTTAAGGCCAGACGGCAACGGCGGGCATAACCTTAGAGGCCGGGTTGAGCGTATAGAGGGCCAAGTAGATCGCATTTATGAGATGTTATTAGAGGACAGATTAAAGCGCTAGCGTGTCGCGTTGCATATTGTCGGTAGCTAGGCGCATACTTTTACTACACGCTGAGAGGGCTACTTAGTGTAGTAGTTTTATCAGCCTAAACAAAGGGTGAATATGTTAGCTGATATAGCAGTAATTACTTTAACCGTACTAATAGTAGGCCTATTTATGTTAGCTGCTTATAGGACGGGATACCGTGAAGGCCACGGGGACGGTTACCTAAGAGGGCGCAATATAGCTAAAGCGCTTAAAGAGGTTACAAAATGAGTTTTTTAGACGGGTACGAGGACGTAAACGCAAGAATTAAAAGAGCCCGGGCTGAGTTTCCGGGTTTGCGTTTAATAGCTTACATAGAGGACATAGACCTAAAAAACGGTTATATCTTAATTAGAGCTGAGGCCTATAAAAACTATGAGGACGATAAACCAAGCGCTGTAGATTACGCGCTAGAGGTTAGATCTGACCGCGGCGTAAATGCTAATTTTTGGGTAGAAAACTGCGTAACGTCTGCCTATGGGCGGGTTATAGGTTTGCTTACCCCGGGCGGTGTTGGTAGGCCTACAAGGCAAGATATGGAAAAGGTAGAGGCGATACAAGCCCCATTACAGACACGCGGGGCAGGTGGGGCAGTACCTACCGCCGCTGAGTCAATTAGCGCCCTTAAAGCCAAACTAGGGGCAGGTGAACCAATGCCAGAGCCGCCACTTTGTAAACACGGTCATAGAGTTTTAATTGAGGGTACGTCAAATAAAACGGGCAGCCCGTATAAAGGTTATTTATGCCCACACAAAGTCAAAGCGCATCAATGCCAACCTATATGGCTAAAGCGTTACGGTGATAGGTGGCTAGCCCCAGATGATCACGCTGAGGTATTACTTGACGCAGGGCGTAACTTAGACCCAATAGCTGAGCGTGAGCCCGTACCTTATGACTTGCTGAGTGATGAGGAAAAGGCGGCGCAACAATGAGCCGTTATTTAATGTATAAAAATATTATTAATGAAATGCGCCCTTGCCCAGACGGGCATTTACTTAACGTATGCCCTAGCTGCATAGCTCATAAATTGGCGCAATTAGAGGCTAATAAGTGTTGGTATTGTAAAGAGGAGCGTATAACCCGTGAGCTTACTTTACAATTTTTAACACATACGTTAGTGCATTTAGTTTGCCAAAGATGTGCAGATGCTTTACACCTAGAGCTATGCACCTTTAAGAGTAGCGATTACCAAGTATGAATTACGGCTACTGTGCAGGGTGTAAGAAAAGCGCCTATTTACCTGTAGATCTATACTGCGCGGCGTGTGAGCCAGAATTAGAGGCTGACCGTGCAACCGATTAAAGAAACCCAACAAAACCAAGACCGCCAAACTAGGTTGGCGGCGTACTTGATGAGTAATTACCCGTGGATATTGACCCCTACGCCTAAGTTTTACTTTACTGATTACCACATAAACAAAATACAGGGCTTTGGGCGTGAAAACTACATAGGCGATTTAGAGATAAAATGGGCTGATAGGCCTAGTAGTGAGCCTTATGCCGTGCCTTTTACCAAAATCCAACAGATGCTAGCTTTACCTTTGCATAGGGATCTGCCAGACTCATACCACAGGATACTATTTAGGTTTGATGACGGCCTACTAATGCTAAATATAGAGATGCTGCGTGATTTAAGGCCTGTTTTATACACCTTGCCTGGTGTAGATGAGATAAAAAAGCTGTATGTGTTTGTAAAGGCAGCTGATTATTTTCCATATTTTAAGCCAATAATTATTAGATAATGGGGTTAAAAACTATGCTTTATATTGAGGCTAAATGCCGACAATGCAAAACCGTTACTTTGCAACTAGAGCGCGTAGTATCGGATCACCTGCCACCTAACGTTAAATGCCTACAATGTACGCGCTGTGGGCTATTAGATATAACGTTAGTAGATGTGGCAACGGCCCGGCAGGTACGCAATTAAGTTATCCACAGGGGCTAAAAACCTGTGGACAACACGCCCAAGCCCCGTTCAAGTTATCCACATTATTGAAATGTACTTGCGCCCTTTGGTACGCTGTCTGCGCGGAACGCAAGCCCCGGAGGGCGCTAGCTTGCGAACGCTGCGACAGCTAGGGCTACAGTTATGCCTATTCTTAGGCTTGCTATCTTTACAGACATTACCCGTTAAGGCTGATATAAACGCTATAGATGCTTACAAGATTTATGCTCATATAAAAATAGGCTCATATAAAGAGTTTGTATGTATTGAAAAGTTATGGACTAAGGAAAGTAATTGGCGGCCTAGAGCCAAGAATAAACACAGTAGCGCTTATGGCATACCACAGCTACTAAATATGAAAGAAACAAACCCTTACAAACAGATAGACTTAGGGCTAAAGTACATAGATAACCACAGGATCTATAAAGGTGATGCGTGTAAGGCTTTGAAGCATCACAATAAGAAAGGCTGGTATTAATGGCTATTATTATCTGTAAGCATTGTGGCTTACCTAGTGATGAAAGCGAAATAATCTGGAGCAAGCATAGAGATTATGAGGCTTGGTGCATACCTTGCGTAGAGGTTGAAGCTGAGGAGCTATTCAAACGTGTCTAAACGTGGAGATCCTAGAGTTAACAGGGCTTATAGGTATAAGTTTAGGAATACAGTATTAGCTAGAGATAACTTTGTATGCCATTACTGTGGCGGTGATGCAGACCAAGTAGATCACGTTATACCTGTAAGCAAAGCCCCAGAGCTTGTACTTAGCTTTGATAATGCTGTGGCCTGTTGCAAGCGCTGTAACGTATCTAAGGGCAATAGGTCGCAGGGCGTTTTTTTAGCCAAGACGGCTACT